GCTACTTTTGCTTTTGCATTACTATAACCATAATATTCTTTTACATACTCTAAATTTTTTGACTTAGCAGTAGTTGTCCACTTACCACCAAATCGTTTTCTCTTACGAATACTATTTAGTAGAAAATGAAACTGAAGACGCTTGTTGAGGCCGTGATGAATATTCATCTCATTTGCCATCATTATAGAGTCGACATGTTGAGATAAGCAACGATTAATAATGTAAGGTGGAAACTTCTTTTCCCAAGTTAAGTCTGTACCATCAAGTAAATTAACTTTAGTAAAATTTATTGCATTTAGATAATCAGATAATTTATATTCAATCATTATTAGTGCTTTTCATGTTTTTTGTGACCTTTATGAGAACCCATGTAGTAATCGCCTGGTTCATAATCCCAAACTTTACCGTGATGACCTCTAATATCAGCCCAAAACATTCGTGCTTTAACTATAAGTCTTAGCCACAAAGTTCTTTTCGCCATATCTATTATCTCCTCTACTTAAATTTACATTCTGCCATGATTTGTGTCAGGCACGCAACCATATTTATCTCGTGGTCTGCCACAAAGGCTGATTTATATTGGTAATCTGCAATTGTTAATACGGCTGCAGGAACTGATTGAGGTTGTAAATTTTTATATAAGATGTCATAGATACCTGAAAATAAAGATGAAGGATCTTTATCTAGGTTTTGAATAACCCATTTACGCATATCACTAAATCTTTTTTCTTTTAATAACTTGACTAGTTCTTTATTATTAATCTCTGATAAAGAAACAAGTATGCCACTATCTATCTTACCTCTTACAGAATATCTTTGTAGTTCGTTGATAGTTCTTCTAAAGTCTGGATAGTGTCTTTGTATTAGTTCAGCAAGTACCTTTTTATCAAATTCTATGTGTTCTTTTTTAAGAACATCTGATAATCTACCCATAAAAGCAGTAGCAGTTTTAATCTTTTGACCATTTGTAATACGAAAATCAATGCAAGTACAACGACTATGTAAAGCAGGTATGATCTTATTTTTAAAATTACAAGTAAATATAAATCTACAATTTTTGTAAAATGTTTCAATAAAGTTTCTTAATGCAGGTTGAACAGAGTCAGGATTCATATAATCTGCCTCGTCAATAATTACAACTTTATGATTAGAATTGCCATCTAAAGAAACACTAGACGCAAAATTTTTGATTGTAGTTCTTAAAGTATCAATGTGCCTACCTTCATCTGAACCATTGATGATGATATAATCAACACCTAATTGTTCACATAAGGCACGAGCAACCGTTGTTTTGCCCGTACCTGCTGTGCCAGAGAGGAGAAGATTAGGTAGTTCTTTACTTTCTAAAAATTTTAGAAAGGTAGATTTTAAGTCTTCACTTAAAATACAATCTGATATTTTTTTAGGACGGTATTTTTCAACCCATAAAAAGTCTGACATTCAACACCTCTAAAATGTTGAATCAGCTTCTAATGCAATCCAATATTGCACAGGAACTTTTTTGTTTATGAAATGAGCAATCTTTGCCTTAGATAATGCAACATCATATTCGCCAGGAATAATCTTCATATTCTCTGCCTTGATGTAAGCAGTAAACTCAATATCAGTAGTACCAACTTCAATAGATGATACATTTGAATTACTATTTTTCTTATCTAATGCAACTAATTTAATCTTGCCATTTTCACCTTTAAATGCAATATCAGGTAGACTTAAATTTGTATATAGTTTTTTGACAGAATCATAGTCACTATTTTTTAAGTTAAATGTAACCGTCTTGTCAGGCATTTGTATTTCTTTAGTCGGAACAACTAAAGTAGATTTATCAGCAAAAGCATATCTTGCCGATAGAGAGGAACTCTCATCTTTGATTTGTAGATTAGCAGAACCGTTAAAATTTAATACAGGTTTTGCAAAAGAATCTAGTGCTCTTAAAAACTCTGGTAAGTCATAAACACCAAACTCTGATTCAAACTCTTCAGCAACATCTGCTTTTGCCATTATGTTTTTCATAGTGGACATAGTAGCAATAGACTTGCCTGGTTTGAATAATATATTGTTGTTAATGTCAGAGAAATTTCTCAATACACTAACTGTCGCTTCACTTATTTTCATTTCTTCTCCTTGTCATAATTTAATAATAGTATAACATAATGTACTGCTTTTAGCAAGTCAGCACGATTATGGCCGTTCTTCTTACCATATCTACACAAATATTTAATTGCATTTGCATGGCAAAAATCTTTTCCAATGTTAAGAGTTTTTAGTAAATCTAAAACTTGAAAGCCATCTTTACCTTTTGAGTAATGTTGACCATAAGTAGATGAAATATATTCACCTATCTCTTTAAGGATTTTATCTTCATTGTATTTCATAATATAATTATATCACTATATTGCGTTTGAGTCAATAGATGATTGTAAATATTTTAGCATATGTTCTGGTGACGACACCGTATAAGGATCATCATCATTACTATGTTGATTAAAACCTGGTTCTATAAATCTCATTTCTACAGCACCATCATTGATAACAGCAGAGTATCTCCATGATCTTAAACCAAAACCTTGTGCTGGTTTGTTAACTAACATTCCTAAGTTTCTAGTAAAAGTACCACAACCGTCTGGTATCATCTTAACATTTTTTATTTGTAAATCTCTTGCCCATGCGTTCATAACAAAGGCGTCATTAACTGATATACAATATACATCATCAACATGCTCTTTAGTCATGTCTGAATACATTGTATCGTATGTAGGTAATTGTTGACCTGAACATGTTGGTGTAAATGCACCAGGTAAACTGAATAAGACAATTCTCTTGCCTTTAAATAATTCGTCTGTTGTTTTGTCAACCCACGAGCCACCAATAAAAGTACAACCACCTTTTTCATCGGTATCGCCTGTTCTAAATTTAAACGTGTGTTGTTTTATTTTAAGATCCATAATATATTCTCCTTCAATGTTTAAGTGAGAGGTCAGTATATTGTGGAGGACTGACCTCTCTGTGTGGTGTATAATTATTTATACACTACTATTACTATAATAACAAATTTTTTTTAATTTGTCAAGCCCTAAATTCCCTGCATACGAGGGTCTTTAGAAAATAGATTAGTTTTTGCTTTAGGTCTAGCAATACTATCTTTACTTCTTTTTCTTAATTGAGCTTTAGACGATTCAGATTTACTTTTCTCTTTTCGTAAAGCTCGTAGGTCTTTAATTAAGTCCATACTAACTCCTTGTTAAGAGCGTTTCTTCAACCTTTGTGGTTTACTTCCGTCCGTTTCAGGATAAACGATATAATTATTTATACAAGGGCGGCAATAAAGCCGCCCCTATCTATGATTACTTAATGTCTATTGTTTTTAGTTTTTTAGCGTCTGGAATAATTTTCTCCATTGACACTTTCAATAAACCGTCTTTTAACTCTGCACCCTTGACTTCAACATCATCAGCAATAGTAAATGATCTCTTAAAGTATCTTTTTGAGATACCTTTATGAATCACATCCTTTTCTTTAGGTGCTCCTTTTCCAGGTGCTACACCTAGTGACTCTCCAAAAGAATTAACTTTTGATTCGATAGTTAATGTATTGTTCTCACTAGTAATCTCAATATCTTTTTTATTGAAACCTGCAAGAGCAATCTCAATATCAAATTTATGAGTACCTGTCTTAACTAGATTGTATGGTGGATAGTTAACCGTAGGTACATCAAACATTGATTCGAAATGATCGAACATGTCATCAAATCCTACTGATAACGGTCTTAATTGATTGAAAATAGATAGTGCTTTATTGGTCATAAAAACCTCCTTTTGTTAAGCAAAGTTTATTTTCGACAACCCTATAAGGCGTTGTCTATTATTATATAATAATTATTTATATAATTTCAAGTGCCAGTTTCCTTTTGTCACGGAGTTAAACTGGCAAAGATCACCGATTTGCTGGGTGTCTTTAGTTATACAACAGAGTGACACCCTAACTCATTCACGCCTCTACAAGGGCTTACGAATTGCCTCATAGATTATAATATATATACAGACACAAAGTGGCGCAAAATACTATAATTTTTTTACTTTTTTCCCTTTAACAATAACAATACCATTCAATTCATCCCACTTCTTTTGAGCAAGGAAGATTTTCTTCATCTTCTCTTTATTCTTTACTCTCTTCTTTTCTGAAGGTTTTTGATAGTATTGTCTGTCTCTTAACTCTTTAACGAGACCGTCCTTTTGAACTTTTCTCTTTAAAGACCTAATAGCTTTTTCTACGTTATTGTTTCTAACTATTATTGTTGTCAATTATATTACCTCCTCAATTCTATTCGACTTCTTTATATT